ACTACAGGGCTATCCCTTAGACAGATGGTACTGGAACAGCTACAGAAAGAAGCATTGAATACAGAGAACAACGAAGCATCTAGGATTAGGGCATTGGAACTACTAGGAAAAGTTTCAGAGGTGGCATTGTTTACAGAAAGATTAGAAACAACTACAAGCAACAAATCATCAGATGAGATAAGGCTAGAGCTAGAGCAAAAGATACAGTCAATGTTTAACAAGTAAGTACTCACTATCAGCAAAACCCTTTTTCCATATGCATTAACCCCACCCACCCCCACCCCCCGCACATAAAAATTTTTGCGTGTCTAGGGTACATACTATTTTGTACATATAATTTCATAATTTTCATAGGGGGGTACCCCTTTTTTATTTCTGACTAACTTACATATTGCGTTTTTATAGGAATGTTCGTATAATGTTCTAGGGTCCCATACAGGGGGGGGATATATATTATGACAAGTAAACAATTAAAACTTTTAGAAACCATAGAAGAATACTGGGAAGAGTTTGGCTGCGGTCCTAGTCTTGATGCTTTAGCTGACGCATTAGGTTTATCTTCTAAGAGCACTATACACGCTATGATACATAGACTTAAAGATGGTGGTTGGGTTACTATGCAACCTAATAGATGGCGTACAGTGATGAGCACTAGAAACAGTCCTTTTAAAAAAGTTGAAAAAACTATTGACGAATCTGTGAAGATATGAAACCATGTTCATAATAGGGTATATTGCCCCTAGTGATTTACTAAATAGTAATACACTAGATTTTAGTTTATATAGTATTATTACTAGAACTAGTAATATACTAGAAAGTTTTGCGGTATCTTTATACTTAGTTATTCATAATTTACTCCTCTACTATTTACTTACTCCAGTAGAACTTAAAGGTACCGCAAACTATGTTTGATATTGATAAGATAAACAAACTTCCCCCCGAACAACAGAAAGACCTATTAGAACTTTTGTCTCAATACGAATCTGCTAAACGCAGAGAGGATTGTTCTGATAACTTCCTTTCTTTTGTTAAAGAAATGTGGGCTGCCTTTATTGAGGGCTATCATCATAAGATTATGTCTGATGCTTTCAATGATGTTAAAAACGGCAAGTTAAAGCGTTTGATTATAAATATGCCCCCTAGACATACAAAATCAGAGTTTGCTTCTTATCTATTACCCGCTTGGTTTTTAGGCTGCTTTCCAGAAAAGAAGATAATCCAAGTGGCTCACACTGCAGAACTAGCTGTGGGTTTTGGTCGTAAGGTTAGAAACCTTGTTGGTTCTGCAGATTTTAAAAAAGTTTTTGATGGTGTGGGTTTACAAGCTGACAGTAAAGCTGCTGGTCGTTGGAATACAAACAAAGGCGGAGAGTACTTTGCGATTGGTGTAGGCGGTGCTGTAACCGGTAAAGGTGCAGATTTGCTTATTATAGATGACCCACATTCAGAACAAGAGGGACAAAGTAATGACCCCTCTGTGTTTGACAAGGTGTATGAATACTATACATCTGGTCCCCGTCAGCGTCTGCAGCCCGGTGGTGCGATTATTATTGTTATGACAAGATGGCACAAACGGGACCTGACTGGGCAAATACTAAAGTCTTCAGCACAACGAGAAGGTGTTGATGATTGGAAAGTTATAGAGTTTCCTGCAATATTGCCATCAGGTAAAAGCTTGTGGCAAGAGTTTTGGGATATAAAAGAACTAGAAAAGCTACGAGCAGAACTACCTTTATCTAAGTGGTCTGCACAATACCAACAAAATCCTACTGCAGAAGAGTCTGCAATTATAAAACGAGAATGGTGGCGTGAGTGGGAGTACGATAATCCCCCACAATGCGACTTTATTATTCAGTCATGGGATACAGCTTTTTTAAAGACACAGCGTTCTGACTACTCTGCGTGTACAACATGGGGTGTATTTTACCAACCTGATGATACAGGTGTAACACAGCCCAATGTAATACTCTTAGATGCGTATAAAGAACGATTAGAGTTTCCAGAATTAAAAAAGAAAGCTTTTGAAATGTATAAAAATTGGCAACCAGAAGCTTTTATTGTAGAAGCTAAAGCTGCAGGTATGCCTTTAATCTTTGAACTTAGGCAAATGGGAATACCTGTATCAGAATATACACCTAGTCGTGGTAATGACAAAATAGCAAGGGTTAATGCTGTAGCTGATTTGTTTGCATCTGGTATTGTTTGGGCACCTGATAGAAAGTTTGCAGAAGAAGTTATAGAAGAGTTTGCATCTTTTCCTGCTGGAGACCATGATGACTTAGTTGACTCATCAACCCAAGCATTAATAAGATTTAGACAAGGTGGTTTTATTCCTCTACACTCTGACGAAGATGAAGAAGATTTGCCACCTAGAGAAGCCAATTATTATTAGGAGACTAAATGGCAGAAAAACGATTACAAACCCCAGAAAAAAAATACAAAGATTCTCCTGTTGAAGTTTTAGTAACTAACCCTGATGAAGTTGCAATAGCAACAGAAGATGGTGGTTTAATTATAGATTTTGATGATGGTGCTGAATTAGGCACACCAAACTTTGATGATAATATTGCGGAGTTTATGGAAGAAGCTGAACTACAGCTACTATCTAGTGAACTTGTAAGTTATTTCAACGCAGATAAAGAATCAAGAAAAGACTGGGAAGATACATATACTAAAGGATTAGACCAACTAGGTTTAAAAATTGAAGATAGAACTCTGCCTTGGCAGGGTGCTTGTGGTGTGTTCCACCCTTTATTAACAGAATCTGTAGTGCGTTTTCAAGCTGAATGTGTAAGTGAAATATTTCCAGCCAAAGGTCCTGTAGATACAAAGATTGTTGGCGAAATAGATGCAGAAAAACAACAACAGTCTGAAAGAGTTAAGGACTATCTAAACTACTTGCTCACAGAAAAAATGAGTGAGTACAGAACAGAAACAGAAAAGTTATTATTTAATTTACCATTAGCTGGTTCTGCATTTAGAAAAATATATTACGACCCAAGTTTAGGCAGACCTGCAAGTATGTTTGTTCCTGCTGAAGATTTTGTAGTTAGCTATGGTGCATCTGATTTAAGCACTTGTGAAAGAGCAACTCATGTAATGAAAAAAGCTACTAATGATATTAGAAAGCTACAAGTTATAGGATTTTATAAAGATGTTGAGCTACAAGCTCCTAGTGATGAGCTAAACAACATACAGTCTAAGTACAATGAACTTACAGGTTCTAGTCAAAGTTACGAGAATGACCAAAGACACACCATACTTGAAATGCAAGTAGAGCTTGATATTAAAGGCTTTGAAGATAGAAAAGATGGTAAAATAACAGGCATAGCCTTGCCTTATGTAGTAACTTTAGATTATCAATCTGGAGTTATCTTAGCTATTCGTAGGAATTATTTAGAAGATGACCCTATGAAAAAGAAACGAGAACACTATGTTCACTATCAATATTTACCCGGTTTAGGATTTTATGGGTTTGGACTAATACATTTAATAGGCGGTATATCTAAATCTGCTACAAGTATATTAAGACAGTTGGTAGATGCTGGTACATTATCTAATCTACCGGGTGGTTTAAAATCCAGAGGACTAAGAATTAAAGGAGATGATACTCCTATTATGCCGGGTGAGTTTAGAGATGTTGATGTACCCGGTGGTGCAATTAAAGACAATATTACATTCTTACCCTACAAAGAACCATCAGGAACTTTATACAGTTTGTTACAAAACCTAGTAGAAGAAGGTAGAAGATTTGCTTCACTAGCTGATTTAAAAGTGTCTGACATGAGCAGTCAAGCTCCTGTAGGTACAACACTTGCTTTATTAGAAAGGTCTTTAAAAGTTATAGGTTCAGTGCAATCAAGAATACATAACTCTATGAAGCATGAGTTAAGAATACTATCAAGAATAATATTTGATTTTGGTCCAACAGAATATCCTTACCAAATAAAAGGTAAAGAACTTTTAAAAGAAGATTTTGATGGCAGAGTAGATGTAGTGCCTGTATCAGACCCTAACGCTTCTACTAAGGCACAAAAAATTATGCAGTATCAAGCAGCTTTACAGTTATCTACACAAGCTCCTGAACTCTATAATATGCAAGAGTTACACAGACAAATGTTAGATGTACTAGGTATTCAAGATGCAGATAAGATTGTACCGCTTGAAACTGAAATAGCACCAACAGACCCTGTATCAGAAAATATGAATCTACTTAATGGTAAACCTGTTAAAGCATTTATTTACCAAGACCATGAAGCACATATTAAAGTTCATATGTCTGCTATGGAAGACCCAAAAATGCGAGAGATGATTGGTCAAAGTCCAAATGCTTCCAGAATTTTAGCTGCATTTACAGACCATGTAACAGAGCATATTGCCTTTCAATATCGTAAAGAAATTGAAAAACAACTTGGTGCTCCATTACCACCACCTGATGAACCGCTACCAGAAGATATTGAACTGCGTTTATCAGAACTGGTATCTGAAGCTGCAGAAAGAGTATTAGCTGGAAGTAAAGCAGAAGAAAGAGCAGAAGAAATAAACGAAAAACTAGAAGACCCTGTAATACAACAAAGAGAAAAAGAACTAGCTATTAGAGAAGCTGAAGTACAAAGAAAAATGAAAGCAGATGCAGAACGAATAGCACTCGATTTACAGAAAGCAAAAGCCAACGAAGAGATAGAAAAAGAAAGAATAGCATCACAAGAACGAATAGCTGGTGCTAAGATTGGTTATGATGCTGCATCAGATAATGCAAAAATATCTAGCAAAGAACGCATTGAAGGTGCTAAGATAGGCAAAGATATAGCGGAGACTTTATTAGATAAAGAAGATTAATGGCTGCATCAGATACAAATTTTATAGATGCTCTAAGAAAAAAAATTAGAGAACATATGAACGAACACGCTGACCATCTATCAGGTGGTGGGTGCAAAAATTTTGAAGAGTACAGACATTTAACAGGTGTAATTGCTGGACTCGCTATAGTAGAAAGAGATATACTCGACCTACAGGAAATAGCAAATCGTCAACAATGACGCAAGGACCTAGACCTTAATCTAGTGCAAGGAGAAAAATATGACTAAACCTGCAAAGGCTGTTGAAAAAACTAAACAAGTTGAAGAAAGAACAGCAAAACAATTACCAATACCCAAAGGTTATAAAATCTTAATAGCTCTGCCAGAGCCAGAAGAACAAACAAAAGGTGGAATTATCAAAGCTTCACAAACATTACAAGTTGAAGAAGTTGGTTCTATTTGTGGTTTTATTCTGGATATGGGAGATGACTGCTATAAAGATGAAAAAAGATTTCCAAATGGTCCTTATTGTAAAAAAGGCGATTGGATTATTATGCGTTCTTATTCAGGTACTAGATTTAAAGTACATGGAAAAGAATTTCGTTTAATTAATGATGACAGTGTAGAAGCTGTTGTTGAAGACCCTAGAGGTATCGTAAAGGTAATTTAATATGAGTGAAAATACTACAGCAAATCAAGAAGTTACGGAACAAGTACCGCAATCTTCTAAAGAAGAAAAGTTCTTTGGTGTTAAAACCACCTTTGAAAAAGAACCCAAAGTAGAATCTACAGATGAACTTCAAGTAGAAGTTATAGATGATAGACCTGCAGAGGATAGAAGACCACCTAAAGTAAAAACTGCAACTGATGGAGTTGAAGAAGAAATAGATGGTATTAGTGATAAAGTCCAAAAAAGAATTGATAAAATTAAATACGACTATCACGAAGAAAGACGAGCCAAAGAAGCTTCAGAAAAATTAAGAGATGAAGCCGTTGTTTATGCTCAAAAAATCCAAGATGAAAATAAAAGACTATCTGCTTTAATTAACAAAGGAGAAGAAGCTTTACTTGGACAAATATCAGCTAAAGCTACTGCAGAATTAGAGCAGGGTAAAGCTGAATTTAAAGAAGCTTATGAAGCTGGTGATACAGATAAAATGTTAGCTGCTAATGAAAAGATTTTATCTGCACAAGTAGATGCAAAAAGTGCTAACGAAAAATTAAACTACTATCAACAGCAAACAGAAGCTAGACAACAACATTTGCAACAACAAAATAATGTTGCACAACCACCACAACCAGTACAACAACACACTCCACCTGACCCAAAGGCAGTAGAGTGGTTGCAAAAAAATACTTGGTTTGGAAATAAAGAACATAAAGACATGACTGGTTATGCTTATGGGCTACATGAAACTCTTATTCAAAATGAGGGCATATATCCTACTAGCGACCAGTATTATCAGGAAGTTGATAAGCGTATGCGACAAAGATTTCCTGAGTTTTTTGGAGAAGAAGAAGTACCTGTCGGCAACGAACAAGTTGTTGAAACTGTGATTTCCAAAAAACCATCGAATGTTGTAGCACCAGCGACAAGAAACAATGGTGCTATGCCACGCAAAGTACAGTTGACAGGAACCCAAGTTGCTCTCGCAAGGCGTTTGGGTTTAACACCAGAACAATATGCCAAACAAGTTGCCAAGGAGGTACAGAATGGCTGATAATGAAAAAGTAATCGAAGAAGATTA